GGGTGGCGGGGGCGGCGGCGGGGCCGCCTGGCGCGACACGTACTGGCCGGGAATCTGGTTGCCGTAGGAGTACATGCACTGCAGGTAGGCGATGTCATAGCGGCGCTGGATCTGCCGCTCGGAGCCGGATGCCGCACCGGCACCGCTGGCACTGCCCACCAGCAACCCGCCGCCGGCGCCGACTGCCGCGCCTTCCCTGCCGCCGACCGCGGCGCCGACCGCGGCCCCGACCACCGTGCCGACCACCGCCTTGCCCACCGCGGCATCGTCGGCCTTCCGGGTCTGGCCATGAACCGCTTGATCCGCATAGTCGCGGCAGTAGCGCTCTTCGGCCGCAAATACGTCGAGCGGCTTGTTGGGTGCCGGCATCACCGCCACGGTCGGTCCGAGCGGCGCCGACGCGCAGCCAGCCAGCGCCGCCGTCGCCAGTATCATCGTCAGCAGACGTCGATTCAGCATTTCGGTACTCCCCGTCATTCGACCCATGTCGATCTCAATCCATGATAGATCAAGCGACGGCCGCGTGATTCACTTGTCCTGCACCGGAACGGTAACAAAAGGTTACCGTGACGAAGGCATCCGCAACGGAATCGCAGACGGGCCGATTCAGTCCCCGTTGATCCAGAACTTGTGCACCTTCTCGGCGCGGTTGTTGTCGGACTTCGACAGGTAGTAGCCATCGGATGTCTTGAACACGTAGCGGCACCAGTCCTCGGTGGCGACACGTTTCCACTCGATGGTCACGCAATAGCGGCCGTCCGGCGAAACATGCCACTTTCCCGCGGCGGTCGTCCCGGTGCGGTTCGTGACCGATGTACCGATGCCCGACTTGTTGTCGCTGGAGGCCACGAAGCTTCCGTCTGCATCGTTGGTCCAGAAGTTGGTACTGCCGGATGAGGCGACGATCCGCTTCATCTTCGCGCCGGGAATCAGCTGGTCCAGCTGCTCCTTCGACAGCTTCTGCGCATTGAGGGCATCGAGGTCGCCCAGCAGGGCGGGCGCATCGGCTGTGGCAACCGTGGCGGCAAGAGTGGCGGCAACGGCCAGCAGGGTGCGAATGGCAGACTGATACGGATTCATCCGTTGAGTGTCCATGGTTCGTCTCCGTGGGGATTGTTGATTGTTGTTGGCTGACTGCGCCGGTCAATCTTAGCCCGACGCACCACCTGGTCAAGCCGCAGTGCAACAGCCCCGGAAATGAAAACGGCCCTCCGGGTGGGAGGGCCGCATGAGTGCTGGTGGCGGAACACGGAACCGAACCCGCGCCCGCCTTCAGGTGCAAATGGTAACACATGGGCCTCGCGAGCGCGGATTCGATGATTTGGCCGTTTCGGGCCGCAGAGTGGCCATTAGTTCGCGGCAGATACGAGGCAGAACGGATTCAGGCATACCGGGGGCCGGTCAGGGGGCCTGGTCGACAACAGGATATACGGCGTCGCCCCACATGGCATTCGGGTTATCCATCATCACGGCAATGATCACCGGAACCAGCTTGCCCAGCAGACGAGTGCAATCTCGCAACTGGTCGCGGTTGACCTTGCCGTTCCACGTCGCACCACCATGGATCAGTTGATTGCGTAGTGTGTAGAGGCGGTTGAACATCACTGAAAGCAGCATGGGCGTGTTGCCGCTGGCCAGCGCTGACTGCACCGACTTCTTCGCGCTGGCGAACCGATCCTTCCATTCGCCCTCATCGATCCGGCCACGCTGGAACTCCCAAAACAGATGGAAGACATAGGGGTTGTCTAGCAGCGTGCGGATGCTGCCGGAGAACTCCTTCCAGATCAGCTCGTCGATGCGCTTGCCGGTGTCGAGATCGCAGAGCTTCTGGAGGAAAGCTGTGAAGGCGGTCTTGTCGGACGTGCGGTCGCTGTCATCGAACTCCTGCGCGTAGGCGGCATTGAAGGCAATCCAAAGGAAGATGAATCTGCCGTCCACGTCTTCCGCTTGCTCGGCGCGGTTCAACCAACTTAAGGCCCTGTGGATTCGCAGCGTCAGGCTGGTCGGATGTTCGTCGCGCACCAACCGGTGGCGCTGCTTGAGCGCCGAATGCTCCAGCGAACTGCCATTCATGATTTTGATGGTGGACATGGATCAGGTTTTCGGTTGAGACGAGGTTGGCGGTTCCGTTCGGGCGATCTGCCTCCAACCGTGGTCAAACGTGAACGTCCGCGCATGGGCAACGGGGTTCTGAATCCTGAGCACCCGCGCATTTTCTGAGTCTGTGGCGTGCTCGACCACGTACAGCCAATACGCATCTCCTTTCGCACAGGCATAGTCGAATTGCGTGCGGGAAAGTCCTACGGGCCGGTTTTCCAAGCTGCCCGTCATCGATTTGACCTCGACCCATCGAACTTGCTGGCCGCTACCGTTGACTTCGAAGAGATCGAAGCCGGGGTTGCCCTCGGAAGTCCGTTTCAGTCCGGGCTCAAGCGAAATGATTAGGGTGATAGCCTGATCCTCGATTTTCATCCGGGTTGCCTGATCGAGGCCATCGGGATCGGGTTCCTCGTCGTCGGGGTGTGTACCGAGGTAGGAAATGAACGGCCTTCCTCCAGCCGAACCGGGTGTCCGTTTTCCTTGCCCACCACTGCTGGTTCCCCCGCCCTTGCTACCACCACCGTTGTGACCGCCAGCGCCACCGTGTGCCCCTCCGTTGCCCTCACCGCCGCCGAGTGGCGTTCTAGTGCCTGCCCCTCCCTGACCGCCGCGTCCTGCGCCTCCTGTTGCGCCGTCGCCACCATCCGGATCAGGCGTGCCAGGCGGAATGTCTGGCATGTCGTCTCCATACAAGTCAGTTGCATCACCGTAAACGTCGTCGCTGCCGGATGGCTCGTCTATTTTCGGGTCAGCATCTGGCGGTGGTTCGACCTCCGCAGGCGGGTTAGCAATACCCAGTCGGGACGCCAGTTCGGTCACGCTGGTGATACCGTACTTGCGCAAAAGGTCGAGTGCCGCTGGATCGATGCCCGCCTCTTTGGCCAGCTGGTCGATAATCGGCGGCTTGAAAGAGATCTTGGTCAGCAGGAAGGGATTGGGTTTCCACCCAAGAGTTTCGAACACCACGAGGCTCGGATGCACCAGTTCGCCGTTGGCGTCGGGCACCCACGCTGTTTGATTCAGCGCCCGGATGAAGGCCGCGTCGAATCGGGCTGCCTTCGCCTCATGGAAATAGCCCCATTTGTAACTCCCGTAGAAGGCTGCTGATCCACGCCCCTCTAGATCAGCCAGCGCGTCCCACAACACGCCAGCCCTGACTCTTGCCTCGGTGGGTTGCAAGTCGGGCAAGAGCTTTACGAGCTGCGCCAGTCCCCGAATGGTGAAGTCTTCAGGCTGGTTTTCCCAGCTCGCGCGCTCAAGACCAGCTTCTTTGCGAATCTGTGCTTTCTCGGCCGAACTAAGCCCGGATGAGGTTGATTCAGGGCTGAGATAGCGGCTTGCCCCGCAAGCTACAAGCAGATCACGAATATCCTCACCGCGCAGACACTCGTATTCGTTGTCGACGATGAGGACACCGTCCACACCCGCAAAAAGCTGCTTCAGGCGGTCGGATGCGATGTAAACCTCGCCGGGCTTAGCAACATAGTCCTTGCCATCGCCGGTATCCACTACCATCACAAAGGTGGTGTCGCGCAGGACGGAACGGAGCTTTTCCTTTTGTGCTGTCGAGTCGGTGTTGAACGCGGCACGGATTCGCTCGATGTCTTCAGCATAGAGATCGTCACCAACATCCACTTCTTCCTGCCGGTACTTCGGCAAGACATTCCGGATGACGTCATCCACCGGGTCAGGCTCTGTGATTCTCAGCGAGCTCAGGAAGGTGCGTGCCTCTGATGTTGCGCACACTGCTCGGCGCACTGTCGGGAATCCGGTTGCGATGGTGCTGGGCAGAAATGCCTTCGCCTCGCCGTGCTCGTGGGCGACGACGTGCGTGCCATCTTCTAGACGAACCAAGGGAATCGTGTCGAGGCGGCGGCGGAGTGCTGCCTCCTGCCCGCTCAGGAATTCGTACAGCTGCAACACCCACTCGTCGGATTGCGCCTCAAGGAATGACTTGGTCAGGCTCGGTACCAGCTTCGTCGGCGTGATCTCGTCGACTTCGAGTTCGCGCATCAGGTAGTGGCGGATCTCTGGTGCTTTGTCCTGGGTGATGTCACCGGAGAGCCAGGCGGCGGCCTCCGAGCCGAACAGGGCCGCGACCTGTTCCGGACTGAACAGCTCGCGCAGCTCCTGCGTACGCGCCAGTTTTGCCTGATGGGCGGTGACGTGAACGCCGTCGAAGGTCGGTAGTAGCGCCTCATCCTGAAACGCCTGCCGGACAGCATCGAACATCGGCGCGAACCGCGAGCCTTGCGGAAACTTCTCACGGTCAAGCGGTAGGCAGCGTAGTGCCGAGACATCCAGCATCTCCTTGTCCCGCATCCAACGCATCGCATCCACCAGCAGGCTAGCCGTTTCCTTGACCAGATGCTGGTTCCACGGCTCGCCGGGCGGGATGTTGTCCCGGCTGGGCGTCGTGCGATACGGCCCCTGCACGAGAAAGCCGAGGTGGCTCTCAACCACGGTCGGGAAGAACACCACCAGTGGTGACTTTGCCAGCGGCTGCACAGCCCAGCGACCAGGGGCATCCTTTACCGCAACCAGCGAGAAGGCAATTTCCACCCGTCCGACCTTGTGACCTTCGGCAGAAAACACGTCGCGGTGGAACACCAGCCAGTTCTGATCGACTTCCGGTCGATCATCCTCTTTGCCGATCACCGTGATGCGCTGGACATTGGGTCCGAGCGATTCGGGGGTGTTGCGCAGATAGAACCCGGACGCGCCGCCCTCGACGCTCCAGTTGATTTCGTCAATGTGGCGCAGGAACAGCAGAGCGCCCGGGCCTAAGTGGCGAAACCCTGCCGTGATGTCCTGCGCTGCGCTCGCGTCCTCCGCCTTCAGAGGCAGGATGATCTGCGTCTCGTCTGTCGCGCGTGCCGAACGCGCCAACCGCTTCGGGAAGACGTAGTTCTCGATGGCGAAGTCCTCCTCGCCAGAGTGAATCTCCGGAAGATCGGTGACGGTGTAGACGGACTTGAAGCCGAGGCCGAAACGACCGATGGAGGCCTCGTTTTTGGTGCTCTCGGCGATGTCGCAGACGCTTCGGACGTCCGCCTCGTCGAACGGCTTGCCGAAATGCGAGAGCGTCAGGCGGGTCGGGTTCAGGGAGAACGCAACCTTGCGTGATCCGTGCCACTCGCCACGCCGACCGAGCGCGTCCTCGGCGTTTTGCAGCAGTTCGAAGATGAAGTGCGTGCGGTCGTCGTACAGCCCAGCGGCCAGCTTGCCGGACTTCTGAGCGCCTTTAGTGCCGTAGCTCTCCCGGTTCTCCTCGCAAATTGCCTCGTAGTTCGATGCCACGGCCACTCCCTCTTGGTCAGGCACCGATTTGGATGCCAAGTTTGCTCAAGTCTGCATAATCGTGGAATATTATGACAATATGTAGCAGCAATCCAAGCACAGCGCAAATGACATGGGAAAGCCGATGAGCGACCAGCCGGACGAAATCCTTACGATTGACGAGGTTGCCGCCTACCTGAAGGCAGGCAAGCGCACGGTCTATCGCCTCGCGGCGAACGGCAAGATCCCGGCGTTCAAGCTGGGTGGAACATGGCGCTTCCGGCGCGGCGACCTGGACAAGTGGATCGCCAGCCGCATTGGCAAGGCAATGGTGGATGACGACGAGGGGGCGGAATGACCAGCAGCGCCGCCGCCCTCCAATCAAAGGCCAACCCCCAGCAGCTCGAAGCCATCCTCGCCACAGATGGCCCGGTGCTCATCATCGCGGGCCCCGGCTCCGGCAAGACCTTCACGCTGGTCGAACGTATCGTTTATCTCATTACGCAGAAAGGCGTCGCGCCGGAGTCGCTGTTCGTTGTCACCTTCACCGACAAGGCAGCGCGCGAGCTGACAACCCGCATCTCCAACCGGCTGACCGATCTGGGCATCAAGTTCAACTTGAACGAGATGTACCTCGGCACGTTCCACTCCATCTGCCTTCGGCTGCTGGAGGACTTCCGCGAGTTCACCCGGCTCAAGCGCAGCTTCACGCTGTTCGACCAGTTCGACCAGCAGTACTTCCTCTACCAGCACATCAAGGACTTCCGCGAACTGCCCGACGCCCAGCTCGTCATGGGCGACGACCAGACGGGCCGCTGGGCGCAGTCGGAAAACCTGCTCAAGTGGGTCAACAAGGTCAGCGAAGAGGCGCTCGACGCCACCACTTTGGCGGCGGCCGCAGAGCCAGAAATCCGCGCCCTGGCCAATTGCTTCGCCAAGTACCAGGAGCTGCTGCACGAGCACAACTCACTGGACTTCTCCGGCATCCAGTACGAGGCGCTGCAACTGCTGGAAAAGCGCCCCGAGGTGCTGGGGCAACTGCGCGAAAAGCTCACCTACCTGATGGTGGACGAGTACCAGGACACCAACACCATTCAGGAGCGCATCCTCCTGCTGCTGGCGGGCGAGAACAAGAATCTGTGCGTGGTCGGCGACGACGACCAGGGCCTGTACCGCTTTCGCGGAGCCACCATCCGCAACATTCTGGAGTTCCCCGCGCTGTTCGATGACGGCCAGTGCAAGCAGGTTAAGCTCACCGTCAACTACCGTTCGCACCCGGACATCATCCGCTTCTACAACGAGTGGATGAAGGAGCAGGCATGGGACGACGGCACGCGTGTTTTTCGCTTCGCCAAGCAGATCGTCCCGCGCGAGGACGATTTCCCTGACATGCCCACGGCGGTCCGGCTGGCCGCCAGCGACGACAAGGGCGACACCACCAACTGGCACGCTGAGGTACTGTCCTTCCTCGATGGGCTGAAGGCATCCGGCCGCTTTGCCGACTGGAACCAGGTCGCCTTCCTGTTCCGTTCGGTGAAGAACGACAAGGTGGTGGCGCTCGCACGCTTCCTCGAAGCCGAAGGTGTGCCCGTGTTCTCGCCACGCTCGAACATGTTCTTCGAGCGCGAGGAAATCCGCCTGATGATCGGCGCGCTGATCTTCCTGTTCCCACAGTTCCCAAAGGTGCGGGCATGGGCCGAAGGCGTGCATCTGGACATCTGGGACTACTACGACCAGCTTTGCTTCAAGCCCTTCACGGACGAGCTGCGCAAGCCGGAAAACAAGTCACTGCTGGATTGGGCTCGCCCGCTGGCCAAGCGCCACGCGGTGCTCACGCAGAACACCGATTACGCCTTCTCCGGCCTGTTCTACCAACTGCTCCAGTTCCCGCTGTTCTCGCGCTTCCTCACTGAAGAAGCCGTGCAAGGCGTGGACAAGGGGCGCGCAGCGCGTAACCTCGGCACCTTCTCCAAGTTGCTCACCAAGTTCGAGTACCTGCACTTCGTCAGCGTGTTGAATCCGGAGTGGCTGGAGAAGAACATCCGCGACCTGTTCAACCAGTTCCTGCGCTTCCTTCAGGACGGCGGTATCGGCGAGTACGAGGACGAAGCCGAGTACGCGCCCAAGGGCTGCGTGTCGTTCCTGACCATCCACCAGTCCAAGGGGCTGGAGTTCCCGGTGGTGGTGTGCGGCTCGCTGGAGGCGGTGCCGCGCAAGCAGTACTCGGCACTCGACGTGCTGCTGGAGGATGGCGGCTACCTCTCGAAGGAGCGCTTCGAGCCGCTCGATCACATCAAGAACTTCGACTTCTGGCGGCTGTTCTACACCGCCTTCTCGCGTGCGCAGAACCTGCTGGTGCTGGCGGCGCAGGAGAAGCAAGGCCGGGGCAAGTCGCCGTCGAAGTATTTCGAGCGCCTGTTCTACGAGCTACCCAGTTGGCGTGACGTCAATCTGTCGGCGCTGACCTTCGATGCCGTCAAGCAGATCAACCTCAAGCGCGAATACTCATTCACCTCGCACATCACCGTGTTCGAGAACTGCGCCGAGCAGTACCGCTTCTTCAAGGATCTGGAATTCGCGCCCATCCGCGAAAGCCCGATGCTGTTCGGTACCTTGGTGCATCAAACCATCGAGGACATCCACAAGACCGTGCTGCGCGGCGAAGAATCCAGCATCACCTTCGACACCATCAAGGGCTGGTTCTCGGCCAACTACGCGATGCTGTCGAAGAAGGAGCGCGTCTACCTCGCGCCCAGCTCGCAGCAGGCGGCATTGCTGCACGTCGTGCGCTACTACGAGCGCGAGAACGGCAACTGGGATCGCATCAAAGAGGCCGAGGTCGAGATTTCGCTGGTCAAGGATCAGTACATCCTCAAGGGCAGTGTTGACCTGATTCGCGGCGAACGCGACACGGTCGAGATCATCGACTTCAAGTCGGAAAAGAAGCCCGACATGGAGAAGGATCGGGATCGGCTGCGCCAGTACCAGAGCCAGCTGGAGGTATACGCCCACCTGGTTGAGGAGCGCACCGGCCAGAAGGTCAGCCGGATGCATCTGTACTACACCGGCGAGGACGGCGGGAACCCCTACGTCTCCTTCAGCAAGGACGACCGCGCCATCGGCAAGACCATCGCGCGTTTCGACGACATCGTGGCGCGCATCGAGCGGCAGGACTATCGGCTGTCGGCACGCCCAGCCAAGCTGTGTCAGAGCTGCGATATGCGGGCCTACTGCGACAACAAGAACTGGAAATTTAGGAAAAACGACCAATGAGCAAGAACACACCCGCGCAGGAAAGCCTGCAACTGGCCACGTCCGATGGCGTTACCACCAACGTCGAGAAATATGAGTTCGAGCCGATCAAGGGCTACCCGATGCTGAACTGGCGTGGGAAACGTCCGTTCACCTCGACGCAGTATTACCCGGCGCAGTTGAAGGAAGTCCACGGCGAAGAAGTGGACGGCTGGCGCAACAAGATTTTCTGGGGCGACAACCTTCAGGTTATGAGCCACCTGCTGAAGGAGTTCCGTGGCAAGGTCGATCTAATTTACATCGACCCACCGTTTGATTCACGAGCCGACTACAAGAAAAAGATCGAAGTTGCCGGGAATAGAGCCACATCTAGCTCGTCGAGCTTTGAGGAAAAGCAGTATGGCGACATCTGGACGAATGACGAGTACCTGCAGTTCATGTACGAGCGTCTAGCTCTAATGCGTGAACTCTTGGCTGAGACTGGCACGATTTATGTCCACTGCGACTCTAAAAAAGGGCACCACCTTCGCTGCCTCTTAGATGAGCTTTTCGGCGCCGACAACTTCGTTAACGAAGTAACCTGGCACTACTACAACAAGATGGCCCCTGATTCGAAATGCTTCCCGCGAGCATCTGACAAGATCCTTGCATTTTCGAAGCGGATGGGAAACCACACATTCCACAAGCAGGTGGAGGAACGCGATAAGCCCGTAAAGCAGCTTGTGCGGAAGTTTGTTGACGGAAAAGCAATCAACGCACGAGATGAAGACGGCAACGTCATGTACCGCGAGACCAGTGAAAAGCGGGTTGACGATGTGTGGCGGCTCTCAATGCTACAGCCTGCTGACAAGACAGAAAATACCGGATACCCGACCCAGAAACCGGAAACGCTTGTGGAGCGAATCATCTCAGCCTCATCAAACCCCGGTGATTTGGTTTTTGATTGCTTTATGGGAGCGGGAACAACTCAGGCTGTTGCAATGCGCCTCGGCCGTAGATTTATTGGTGCTGATATAAATCTTGGCGCGATTCAAACCACAACGAAGCGCCTCATTCGAGGGGCCGAGGAACTAAAGCAGGGTGTGCTTGGCGAATCAGGGCATACGTTTACTGGTTTCGAGCTTCACACCGTCAATCACTATGACGTGTTTCGCAACCCTGTCCAAGCCAAGGAGCTGTTGATTGAAGCGTTGGAAGTTCAGAAGCTGGAGTTCAGCACCGTGTTCGACGGCGAGAAGGATGGGCGCATGGTCAAGATCATGCCCGTCAACCGCATCGCCACACGCGCTGACCTAAACGAGCTGATCGCAGGCTTCGACTACAAGGCTTGGGAACGCAAGCAGAACGAAAGCCCGAACCGACCGGTCGAGAAGATCACCCTCGTCTGCATGGGCCACGAGCCCACCTTGCGGGCGGAACTGGAACTTGCCGCCAAGCCCTTCAAGATCGACGTCGAGGTGGTGGATATCCTGCGCGACAAGGCCGATCTTGAGTTCAAACGCGACTCGCAGGCCAAGGTGTCCATCAAGAAGAGTGAGCTGGTCATCGAGAAGTTCTACCCGATGAACCTGCTGCAGAAGCTATCGTTGCAGAAGGAATCGGTTGAGGACTGGAAGGAGCTGGCCGAGTCGGTGCTGATCGACTGGAACTACGACGGCGCGGTGCTGCAACCGGCAGTCGTGGACATACCGGGCAGGGAGGAAATGGTCAAGGGCGCGTACAAGGTGCCGGGCGATGCGGGCACCATTCGCGTGAAGATCACCGACCTGCTCTCGGAGTCGTGGGAGGGGAGCGTGAGCAATGGCGACTAAACGCACCACGACGTTGGCCAAAGCCACCAGCACCTCCGGCGCATCGCTGGACTTCGCGTTCTTCCGCTTCCTGTGGCAGTTCTACAAGGACAACCGGGGCGCAATCCGCCAGAACTACAAGGAGCTGACCCGCAAGTTCCTCGACTTCAACAACCCAGAGAAGAACCCAAAAGCCTTTCTGCGCCAGCCGCAGTTCGAGGCGCTGGAGACCTATGTCTTCCTCAAAGAGTTCCTCGGCAACGCCAAGGTCGAGGAGATCTTCAAGGCGTGGTACGAGCGCAGCGGGAAGTTCGAAGGACGCAAGTTTGGCTCCTTCCTCGGCACCGCCGGGCAGGAGATGTTCTCCTTTGGCGAGTCCGACGAGCTGGAACTGGGCTCGTACAAGCTGCTGTTCGAGAAGATGCGCAAGAACTCGCGCGTCTACCCAAACTATATCTTCGCACTGACGATGGGTACGGGCAAAACCATCCTGATGGCGACCTGCATCTTCTACGAGTTTCTGTTGGGCAACAAATTCGAGAAGGACGCACGCTATTGCCACAACGCACTGGTGTTCGCACCGGACAAGACCGTGCTGCAGTCTCTGAAGGAAATCGAGGCGTTCGACCTCACCCGTGTGGTGCCGCCGGAGTACGTCAACTTCCTGACCACGCACTTGCGCTTCCACTACCTCGAAGAGGCAGGCACCTCGCTGGACACGCTGGATCGCTCGCGCTTCAACATCATCGTCTCGAACACGCAGAAGATCATCCTCAAGCGTCAGCACAAAGAAAAGACTTCCGTCGACAAGCTGTTCGGCGCGACAGGCGAAACGCTCGCCGCCAACGGCGTCTATGCCGATGCCGCCGACCTCTACAACTTCGACCAGCCCGAGGAAGAAGGAGAGCTGACCACCAACCAGCGGTTCGAGAAACTGCGCCGCCTGGAGCAGTTGGGCATCTTCGTGGACGAGGCTCACCACGCCTTCGGAAAAGCGCTGGCCAAGGATATGGGCGTGGGGGCCAAGGAGACGGACACCAGCCTGCGCACGACCATCGACATCCTGGCCGCCAGTCTGAACGCGGCCGGCACGCGGGTGGTGGCCTGCTACAACTACACCGGCACGCCTTACGTGGGGCGCGAGGTGTTGCCGGAAGTGGTCTACGCCTACGGCCTGAAGGAAGCCATCGACAAGGGCTTCCTCAAGAAGGTGACGCTGCACGGCTACGCCAACACCCGCACCGACGAGTTTGTCGACATCGCCATCGAGAGCTTCTTGAAGGAATCTGGCGAGCTGCGCCCGGAAGGTTTGCTCCCTAAGCTGGCGTTCTTCGCGGCCACCATAGACGAGCTGACCGGCGAACTGCGACCTGCTGTGGAACGTGCGCTGCTCAAGCACGGCATCCCCACCTCGCGCATCCTGGTCAACGTGGGCGACGACAAGCTCACCACCAACGACGACATCCGTGAGTTCAATCGACTGGACACCGAAGGATCGGAAAAGCAGTTCATCCTGTTGGTCAACAAAGGCCGAGAAGGCTGGAACTGCCGCTCACTGTTCGGTGTAGGCCTGTTCCGCGAGCCCAAGTCCAAGGTGTTTGTCTTGCAGGCCACAATGCGTTGCCTGCGCGCCATCGGACAAGCCCAGCACACCGGCCACGTATTCCTCTCGGATGACAACCTCAACACGCTGAACGACGAACTGCAGCAGAATTTCCGCATCAGCGCCGACGAGCTGCAGAAGACCGGCAAAGACAAGGAACGCGTGGAAGTGCGCGTGGTGGAGCCACCCGTCAAGATCAAGCTGGTGCGCGTGCGCAAGCAGTACCAGATGCGCGAGAAGCAATTGGTGGCTGGGCAGGAATTGATGCCCGAGCGGGCTGATAAGCAGAAGTGGGGCGAGCTGATCGAGAAGTACCGCTTGATCGAAACGCAGCAGGACGGCCTGACCGCCGCTGACGCGGCGCGAGCTTCCGGCAGTCGCACCTTCGACCTGACCTCGCGCCGGGAAAAGCAGGCCTTCTCGCCGCTATCGCTGGTGGCCGAGGTGTCGCGCTATCTCAATCGCAGCCCACTGGAGATCGAGGAGCTGCTCGACGCGACGAAGGAAGGCACCGATGAACTGGTGGCCATCACCAACGAGTTCAACGAGCTGCTCTACGATGAGATCATCCCGCGCCTGTTCCGCCAGCTCTACGACTTGGACGAATCGCAGCAAACCGAGGAGCACGAAGTCGATCTGATCAAGATGCCCCCGAACGGCTACTACGAGGTGTCGGCTGCCAAGGACAAGATCGTCCGGATGAACGACGCGCAGATCAAGGATGAAGAGCGCGCCAAGAGCTTCCACCTCGATACCTATTGCTTCGATTCTGGCTCGGAGAACTGGCTGTTCTGGGACTTGTTGCGCGAGCAGCGCGTGAAGAAGATCTACTTCACCGGGATGCTGACGCACAGCCAGTCGGACTTCTTCATCCAGTACATCGACCCCGATTCACGCACGGTGCGCAGTTACTACCCTGATTTCATCTTTCAGCGTGAAGAGGCGGATGGCAGCTTGAAGTACGTCATCGTCGAGGTGAAGGCAGACAACCAGATCGAGGACGCGGTAGTGCAGGCCAAGAAAGACTTCGCCCAGCAGATCGCGGTGGCCAGCGGGATGGAGTACCGCATTCTCAAGTCGTCCGATGCGGACAAGCGGCATTTCCGCGCGCTGCTGTAAGCACGTTCAGTTGCCTTTGCTTTCGTAACCGTAGGTGCAGGGAAAACCAAATGACCAAAAAAAGAATCTCAAAAAGCACGCTCTCAATGTTCCTCCGCACGAAGTGCGACCGGGAGCTCTATTTGTCCCTGCATGAAGATTCAGAGCTTGATACACATGGAATGCCTGTGCCACTTCAAGCACGGCCTGGAATTGGTGTGCTACAAACCGCAGGTCGAGATTTTGAGGATGAGCGAAATGATCAGCTGATCCAGGCGTTCGACAAGCTGGTCATCTACCAACCAGACAAGGCTGGTACGAACAAGCCCGTCAAAGCTCCGTTGGCTTCACTACTCGGAAAAGTGACGGCACTACCTTCGATCATCCTGCAAGCCAAGTTCGAACCGTCATCTTTTCAGAATGGCGTAATGGCAAACATCGGGCTGCAACCGGCGCAGGTTGCCCGAGTTCCGCCAATCGCCGGACTCATACCTGACATCATCGTTGCGCGCCAAGCAAGAGCCGATGACGAAGAAGTATGTCCAAACGGATCTAGAAAACCAATTAACCCGGCGTCAGAGACACGATGCGCGTTGAGCATCATTGACGTGAAGCACACCAGTGAAGCGAATCCAAGCTACTCAGCCGAGGTGGCGCTTTATGCGCTTTTTCTTGCCAACTGGATCGCCGACCAGGGACTGCAGAATAGTTTTTTTGTAACGACTCACAGCTATTTGTGGACACGTTTCAAGCAGGGGCAGTCTGTGCTCGATGGATTGATGTCTGGTGCTTCTGCGGCGACACCGAATCAGTATCTGGACGCTCTAATTGCCGACAGCGAAGATGCCAATCTTCGTTTTTATTTGCCAACTGTGCTGCATTTCTTCCGCGAGGACTTGCTCCGGGTCATTGCCGTCGGCGATGCATTGCCTAACGGCTGGGTAAACCTTGAGTGGCACGTGGATGGTCGCTGCAGTGCATGCGACTGGCTGGGACATGAAAAATGGGCAACTGCGAAGGATAGGGCGCGAATTGCGGCGCAGCCAACCCACTACTGCTACCCTGCTGCGAAGCTCACTGGTCACCTGAGTCAAATTGCAGGCATGACTCGTGGTGCGAGGAAGACGCTCCAGATCAATGCCATTCAGGACACTGCTGGGGCGGCCGTTGCCACTTCTGGCCATCCTGCCTTTCAGCAACACAGCCATCTCAAGAAGGAGCGCAGTCGCATTCCAGCGCGTGCAAATGCACTCATCTCCTCAACGACAACGGTGGACAACTCTGCGGTGCTCGCAAGTTTGGCGCCTGCGCCGCAGTTCCATGCCTCTATCGCAGTGAATTTTGACCCAAGCGCTGGACTACTTACAGGCTTGTCGATACTTGGTCGTGCAACGGCTTATGTAAGCGGGCAGTCCCCACGTCAGTTTGCGCCGAAGTGCTTTGTCGTCGACCAGAAGAATTTGGCGGACGAATGGGTTGCCCTGGAGGGGCTGCTGTCAACTTTGTCGGACATGGTCGATCAGGCGGAAGCATTTGTTCGTGCAGCAGGAAAAACACCGCTGACCGCGCAGATCGCCTTTTGGGAGCAGCGACAGTTTGAAGAGCTATGTGCGGCGATGGGGCGACATTTGCCAAGGGTACTGAGCCTGACGAATCGGAAAACCAAAGCACTAGCCTGGCTGTTCCCGGCTGATGAGCTGATCGAGAAGCCGGACGGTGCTGTCAGTCCATGCATTGTCTTCATCGACGAAATTGTTCGACGAGTGGTCTTTGCACCGACACCCCACGTCATTACGTTGTTCGACACTGCGGAAACGTACTACTCGGGGCCGGGACCTGTTCGTCTGGGGGATGCTTACTATCGGGAATTCCTCACCAACGGTATTCCAAGAGAGCGGATCTACGAAATCTGGAGCAACGTCACCATCATTAAGCGGGGCTCAGTTACCGTTCCTCGAAATACGGTGATTCAGGAGTTCGGCAATGCCCTGGAAAAGCAATGCCGTGCATTGAACAGCGTGGTCGAGCGGTTGCGAACGGATTTCAAAGGGCAATTGAAGGCTAATGCCCCGAAGCTGACTCTCTCTATACCCCAGGGCAGTCGTGACGTCGCTTTCGATAGCAAGCTGTGGATCTGGTGGGAAGAACTGCAATATCAGACCAGGAAGCTGGAATCTCATCAGCGTCTAGCGCTTGATGCCGAAGCATTGGAGGCAAGTTACGAGGCTGTACGTCTTACCAATGGCCAGCCCACGGGAACCCCAAACGAGTACATCTACGATGTCCTGCCCGGTTCAACCGAAGCCAAGCTTGACGACAATGAGGGCTATCTTGCCTTGGGCAAAGAGGGATATCCAGGGCTTCCACTTCAGCGTGGCAGGGACCTGATTCCCGTCACAGCCCCTCCTTATTCAGGGCAGGGTGACACCCTTCTGACCCCGTTGTGGTCGGCTCTCTCTGTAACGCTGGTGTCATTCAACCGAGGCACACGCAAAGCAGTACTGAAGTTAAGTAACAGGCGTGAGGCGGCATTCGCGCCGTACCTGCTGGCCAATTCAACGGTCGACCTGCTGAACGATATCTTCATAACCAAGGGCCAAGTCTCATTCAAGTGGTATGAGACAGTCAAAAGAATCTTAGCCTCTGTCGGCAACCCATCGATTGCGGTTGCCGATAGAAATGCTGCCACTGCAATGGGCGCTAACGCAGCAAGGCCAGGTACCGCAGCGATCACCCCGCTTGCTCGCATTCTGTGGGAAGCGGACACCGTCCATTCGGCATCGGTTGTTGCCTCGCCTCAGGCTGCATCAGTAGCCGCCTACGCCAAAGCAAAGCACAACCTGAATACCAGCCAGACTGATGCCGTTGCCCACGCCGCAGAAAAGGGGCTAACCATCATTTGGGGGCCGCCCGGAACCGGAAAAACCCAGACGCTTGCCGGATGCATTCATGGACTCGTCCATGACGCTGTGCAGCGGAATCAGCCGTTGAAGGTGCTGGTCGCCGGGCCTACCTACAAAGCGGTTGAAGAGATCATCGGTCGCGTAGTTGAGTCGCTAGATGCCGACCCAACATGCCCAGCAGAGTTCTTCGTGGGATATTCCTCGTCACAAACCCCAAAGCCCTTTGCTGCGGCCAACCATCATTTGCGTGTTGAATCATTCAATCTCAACCAAGCCAACCAGGAAACGCAGGACTGCCTCGCTAGTTTGGCGAATACTGAGACGGTCACCATTGTCGCCACTTCAACAATGCAGGCATACAAGCTTGCAGACTGGGGTTGCGGTAGCTGTGTTGGCCCTGTGTTCGACGTCGTAATCGTTGACGAAAGCTCGCAGGTTCAGGTCACCACGGCAATTTCTCCGCTTGCCACTATGAAAGAAGATGCGCGGCTGATCATTGCAGGCGACCATCTTCAGATGCCCCCCATCATGGCTCTGGAACCACCCAAGGGCGCCGAATACTTGGTGGGCAGCATCCAGAAATACCTGCTCGAACGACCGTTTGGCAATCAGATCACTCCATGTCCATTGGAAGAGAACTATCGTTCTGCTGAGGACATCGTTGCCTATGCTCGAACCATCGGCTATCGGGCAACCTTACAGGCCGCAAACGCTGCCACGGCGCTTCACTTATTGGCAGCGCCACCAACTCCCGCGTCCGGACTTCCTGGATGCATGCCTTGGTCTCTCCTTTGGCCGCACATTCTGGCTCCCGAGAACAAGGTGCTGACTTTGCTCCATGACGATGACCTCTCGTCACAAAGCAATTCCTTTGAGGCAAAGATCGTCGCTGCCTTAACTTGGTGTCTCAAGCAAACAGCGAGTGCTGAGCTTGATGGACGCGGTCCGGTTACGCATGCAGCGCCACAACCAGATCAGTTTTGGGGACGGTGTATTGGAATTGTTACGCCGCACCGTGCACAGCGTGCGTTGGTGATCCGCGAACTGAGAGCGATATTTCCATCTGACCCGCCAGATTTGATCGACTCAGCAGTTGATACCGTTGAAAAATTCCAAGGGGGACAGCGTCACACGATCATCGTGACTTTCGGGGTCGGGGACGCCGATGTGATCATGGGCGAGGAAGCGTTCCTCATGCAACTAGAGCGAACCAATGTCGCCATCTCCCGCGCAATGGCCAAGTGTCTGGTGGTCATGCCGATGACCCTCGCAGGGCACGTTCCTCAAGACAAGAAGGCGCTCGAGACTGCACATGCGATTAAAGACTACGTCGACGAATTCTGCAACCAGGAAATCAGCGATCAGATCTCGCTCGGATCAACGTTGCGGCAAGCGAAACTGCGCTACCACCAATAGCAGCTAGCGCAATCAAACTCTTTCGACGTGAAAATCAAACTCGACGGCGGCAGCAGACTCGGCTTTCATCTGATCTGCTTGCCGCTTGCCGACATCTGCTGATTTCGCCGAACGGGTAGACACCAAGCGCCAATCGACCCCGGACTCCTCCAGCGAGGCTCTAAAGAGTTTCTTTGCATCAACCAGCGCGGATGGAATTATTCCGAATCGAACGTACATGTGAAGCGACTCGGACGACTCTGCGCTGCTGGCTATATTTTTCCAGACCTTGCCGAGCGACGTGGCAAATACCTGCTGTCCGCCATGATCGAGTTGCGGTCCAGCTGAGTAGTCTATGGAGTCAGGCCCACCCAGAAACCAGTTTCTTAGCCATTGATCTTGAACATACGTCCGCATTCCGTAATAAGGGGGGGACGTGATCACAATCGACGGCGCAGTGCCAAGCGACCGGAATAATTCTTCCGACTGAGCATCACCATGCAAGACTTGAGATATCGAACACGGTGACGCTTGATCAAGTCCCACCAAGCGTTCAATTTTGCGACGAAGCACGCGGAGCACATCTACTTTCGGTGCTTTAAGATTCCGTTCTTTCCAGAATCTCACGGCGTAGTCAGGCTTTGATGCGTATGTCCTTGGCATTTGATTGGAAAAATAGCCCGCGTTCTCGACGTGTTTGGGAAGTGGGCCGTGCAAACACCCAAGCGCCGCAGCACGCAGAATGGATGACGCATCTGTTTCATCATCGAGACCGAGCAATCCTTCGCGTAGGGCGCAAATATCGCGGAGCGTCGATTGGTGATATGCCGAACGAAAAAATGGAGTATCTGGCAATGCGGCCGGGGCGATATCTGAAATGAACTTTGCCGCAAGCTCGAGTGGTGCATCAATGTCACAACTCGCCAACTTGGCTTTCGCAATTGCGACAGCGACGGGTGATGAGTCAATGCCCCAGGCAGAAAACCCTAATCTCCGAGCAGAAAATAGGGTTGTTCCTCGACCACAAAATGGATCGAGAACAACTGGCTTTTCCTTTAGATGCTTTTTGAGCACCCTATTCGGATACTCGAGCGGAAACATCGTAAAGTAAGGGCAAATTGCGTTCAGCGCATTTTCTTTGTTGTAGGCAAGGGCCACGTTCTTTGTACTTGTGCTTAGCGTCGATTTTGGATATAAGGGCCAGTTTACACGGCTATGGGCGTGTAGGGAACGTTCCGAACTCATAGATCAGCTCTCCATCTCTACCATTCAACAATAAGCATTCCGCCTCCCTGCGAGCAACCAACCCAGGCAGGACTCGTCCTCCCCCATAAACCCAACGCCGGAGTTCCACACCTGCCGCGCCCCAGTTCCGCTGGCTCACCCGCCGCCGCAACGTCGACGTCTGCAGCCGCCCCGCCCCAAGGTTGAAAGTGAAGTCCACAATGGCTGCGAGCCGCCCCTTCGTCTCGGTGGCCAGCACCGGGCAGTAGCGCAGCGTTGCCGCCAAGGCTGTTTGCAGATCGCGCGCCAGATAGACCTCGGCATCCGCTTCGGTGATTGGCGGATGCTTCTGATCACACAGGTGGCCGTAGCCAATCGTCCAGAACCCTGCAGGGCAGACGTAGGGAACGGCGGTGATCTCAACCCCACGCTTCACCTTGCGCTCGAACCCTTCGAAGCGCTTCGCCAGATCGATGGCCGCTTTCGGAACTACGATCACGGCCGCACCCGGTCAAACACGCGCCCGAGGAACCAGAAGTTCAGTACTCCGGCCCACAGCGCCTGATCGGCCTCCGTCCAGGCGTGCAGGATCGCCGTGCCCCAACCGGCACCGGCGGTGACGGCAGCCGCAAACGCCGCCGTCTTGGCCGCGCAGTAGAGCGCCATAAACCAGTAGGTGATCACCGGTCGCACGCTGATCGACAAAGCATCGGCCCAGCGTACGCCGGAACGCTGCCCCTGTGCCTCAACCGCCTCGCGCAAGGCATCGATGGCCCCGGTATTCCACTCCGCATCGGCGGCGGCACCGATCTCTGCCATCCGTTGCGCCCCGCGCAGCTTCTCAAACTCCAGTGCCTTGTCCTGCATCGCCAGTTCGTGGCCGCGCTCGCCTTTACGGTCGAGCCATTTGAGGACTTCAGGCGCAAGACGGAATGCCCCGCCGAGGAAACCACCAAGCAGTGTCTCGATCATTGCCCACCTCCGAACAGTTTGAGTTTCAGGAACGCGCCGGCCAGCAGCGCCATCACCAGACCTGTGACCAGCATCTTCACGACGGTCAGGCCAGCGGTTTTCTTGGCCTCGTTGAAGGCATCGAGCAGGCCGCGCAGCTCGCGGATGTCATTTGCCGCATCCGGCCCTTCGAGTCCGACATCGGCAAGCGCGTGCCGGGCACCGCGCTCGGCGGCGCGCTCCAGGATCGCCTCGAACTCTTCCTGCGGGATGGTCACCATCTTCCGGCGCTCCATTTGGGTGGAATCCATGTTTTCGTCCTCCAGAAATGCAAAGCCCACCTCGTGGGTGGGCTCGCGGGTGTGAAATCGGTTTGTCTGGGGGCTACGGCTTCTTGCCACGCCCCTTGGTCTGTAGGTTTCCGGCCTTCCTGCTGGCCACGACGGCAGCGCCGCCTACCAGCCGGCGCATGGCCAGGGCCCGCTGCTTCGGATGGACATCACCGCGCTCGATGGTGTCCTGTGCCTCGGCCAAGGCCAGCAGCGTGTCCTTGTCGGGCCCATCGGGCAGGGCGTCGATGGCGGGCCGCACCCGCTCCAGAAATGTCGTCGCTTGCTTCACTTCGATTCCTCCAATTGTCGTCAGACGGGAAACACCTGCTTGGCCACCGGGGCCTTGGTGGCGATGCCGTTCTTGATCTGCACGCGGTCGCCGACGGCCACGCCATCGAGCGTCCGGGCGGTGACGGCACCCCGCTCGGTGGCCACGCGCACGACCGCCCCGTCGATGCCGACTACCGCGCCGACCATCGGCGCATCCGTGACCAGCAGACGGGATAGTTCCTTCAGCGCAAAACTCATCGCGGCTGCTCCAGGGTGAGTTGGGTTTCGATGGCAGCCTCCGACACCGTGACCTGGATGCCGGTCACCTTGGCGCGATACGGGCTCGCCGTGGACGGGTCGGTCGCCTCGACGATCTGCCCAAGCCGAATTCCCGGCCGGAATACCACCGCCATCTCGACCCGGTTGAAGGCGTGAGCATTGGCATCCATCTCGGCCACGCCCCGATGGATCAGCGAGTCGTCGGCTAGTAACGGCTCGACGATGGGCGAACCCTCGCGCGCACCGTCACCACGGTAGACCTCGATGATCACGATGCCGTCCCCTTGATCAGGGCCAGGATCGAGAAATCCGTCTCGCCGTTGAGCGTCGAGGGTGACGAGAGAGCGTAGACCAGCGCCAGGGCGTCGTAGGTGACCTTGGCCACCGCCACGCCCTTGCTGGATGCCTTCACCGTGACCTTGTCGGATTGCAGCGTGAGGCCGCCGAGGCTGCGCCCGTACCAGACCGACTGCGAGAGACTGGAGCGAGCCGGCTTGCCGAGCGTCGCCGTATCGGAATCCTCGAACATCAGTTCCTCTGTCACCGTCACCACGGCACTCCCCTGCGCCGAAAGCGATCCGGCCGAGCAGATCGTGTCGGTAATGCTGACGTTGTCGGACTTGTAGACGAGGATGTAGGCGGTTTCGCCCGGGCTGAAAGAACTGCGGCCGCCATTCAGACCATCGGGTCGAGTGTCGACCTCGGCAGAGAGATGACCGTCCGAACCCGAGCCGTCCGGGTTGCCGAATTGAACGCGAATGGTGGCATTGGCCATGATGTGTCCTCAGGCATCGACCAGCACGAACTGCACTTCCTCGTCGATGGGAAGTGCGACGCGCCAGTCGAGTGACGTGGTGGTGTAGGTGATTCGAAGCAGGCTGTATCCGTTCGTGGCCGTCGTCAAACTCTGGCCCGAGGTGGTCACGTCGCCCAGCCCGGTGTGCTGCCAGGCGAGATTCACGATGGCGGTCACTGGGTATCGTGTGCTCGCCTGCCCCTCGATGAACTCGACCGTCTCACTCTCGGTGCGGATGACTACGCCGAGGCTCGCGATGACCGTGGACGGATGCCCGGTGTGGACCAGCACCACCGAACGCTGGCTGGCGAGATAGGCGCGCACCGTGCCCCGATAGGCATCATCGGCGTCGGCTACGTACTCGATGCGGTCGGCGGACGAACCCGCACCGCCTTCCTCGTTGGCGATGGTCGCCCGGTTGTAGCCGCGCATCGGGGCGATCTGCGCCTGTGCCGACATCACGTCGGCGTCGAACAGGCTGTGCGCGACTGTGGCAACGCCGTACTGCGGGATGCTCACCGGGTGTCGACGGCGGCAGACCACCGTGCCATCCGGGTTGCTCTCGACGATGCCGCCGATGGCCGCGACGATGTTGCGGGCAGCCGCCAGCGGAGTCGCCCCTTCCAGCATCAACCGGCCCACCGGAATGATCCAGTCGGGCAGTTGCCAGTCGACCGAACCGATCAGGAACTCCACCGTCGCACGCGCGGAAACCGCACCAGCCTCGTAGTAGCGGATCGTGCCGGCGAAGGGTGCGTCGAACAGCGCCACGGGTGAGACTGCCGTCAGTTCCATCCGTTGATCGGCGACTGAGGCACGCGACAGCGTCTTGCCATCGACCACCAGCACGAAGGTTTCCAGCCCCAGGGCAAGGGTGATCGTGTCGCCGATGCCGATGGCGGCGAAGTCGGTGATGGCCGCGATCTCGACTCGTGCGATCCAGACCGGACTCTCCTCGTCGCAGGAGAGGGTCGCCTCGACGATGCGGATGCGCTGGTCGTGCCAGACGAGTTCCGGGCTGTTCACCACCGCCTGCAGGCGGGCATCGTCGAGGATCGACCAGGACGCCGTCAGCCGCTTGGCGACCGGGTCGACATTGGTCACGTCGTACCCGAGTACCTGCCTGGCCGAGACTGCTTGGGTCAGCCAATACGCAGCCTGCATCGATTTTCGGCAAGTACCGAGATCGGTGTACGGGATGACGTGGCGAGCCTTGGTCTGATGCACATCGCCCCAAGCCGCCAAAATGCTCCGGCGGTGCTGGCGCATGTCTCCGTAGGGGTGCCGGCTCCCACCTTCCAGCCGCAGTCCGTAGGGTGACTGGAGGTTCTGCGCGAAGCGGATCGACCAACTTTCCGCGTGCTGCCACGCGCGCTCCCGAGCCAGTTCCCACGCTGTGGCATTGGCCACGAAAACTTCCGTCTTGCCCCACGCGGCCTCGAAGCGTCGCTTGAGAACGGTCGGGCCGGAATCCGCGTACAGCCCCGCCCCCAGCGTGATGGCGAGCGAGATGCCGAGGGTCATAGCGGCTCGGCGTCCGGATCGTCAAACTGAGGCGGGGCCGGCACGGCGTAGGGCTGATCCCACTCGTCGCCGATCATCGCGATCCAGCCTGGCACGACGACCTCTTCCTGCGCGTAGCCGTCGGTGAGGATCAGAATCTCGTTGAACTCGCCGAGAATGCAGGCGCTGATGCCACCGTCCCGATTCGGGAACTGCGGCACGGCCATCTTGGGAATCGGCGACCCGGCGTGGCGTTTGGCGTTGAAGCTCCATCCTTCGCCGAAAGGTGACCAGGTGCCTGTCCAGGGGTACATGTCGATCACCCCGTCCTCGTCCTTCGCGTAGGCCGGCTCCCAATCACCCCAGGCATCCCAGATGCCGTAACGGGCGCACAGCCCCTGGTGGGTGTCGGACGGATAGCGCCGCGAGGTCGCGCCGGCAGCAGCGAAGCGCATCGACACGCCGGTGGCGCTGTTGGTGTCGACCTGGCTGGCATGCAGCCACCACCATCCGGCCGCGCCGTCGGCGGCGAACCAGACCGTCATCTCCGGCGAGGGATTGCCGACCCACGCGGAATGCACGATGGTGTAGCTGTGGGCGTAGGCCGCCTCGTCGAGATAGTCGTTGCCGTAGACCGGGTACGCGAAGATCGCCCCGTAGGGGTCTTGATCCTGGAAACTGAACGCCCAGTGCGGAACATCATCGTCGGCGGTGCCTGCCGGCGAACCGAGCCGGATGAAGTCGATGCCGTCGATGGTGTCGAGCAGCACGTTGAACCCGGCGTTCGTCACGTAGGTCTTGAGGTGCGCGAACAGAGTCTGCACGGCGGCCTTGTCGAAGGTGCCGGCAGCCCACGTTTTCTTGAAACCGACCCGGGGCATCACGCACTCTCCCCGTGAATAGCCAGCGACGTGAAGTCGTTCGCCAGGCTGAATGTCCCCGCCGGCACCTGGCGGCGATACCAGATCGGGATCGCGGCAGGCTGCGTCGCAAAGGTCACCGTGTCATTCGTCTGGAACGTGCCCGCCCAAGCGATAGCCTTGATGGTGAAGTACGGCGTACCGGTCGCCGGGTTCAGCGGCGCGTAGTCGGCGCTGACCGACCCCGGGCTGACCAGGGTGCCGACCGTGTTGCCCGACACCGTGAAGGTGGTGGCGCTGGTGAAGGTGAGCGTCCAGTTTTCCTCCACCGCCCCCTTGTTGTGGGCGACGAGGTTGCCGACGGTGGCGTAATCGAAGCTGCCGCCCATGCTGGTAACGGCAATTCCAGACCAGGCCGCCACGACGCTCGGTAGCTCAAGGGCGCTAGACACCAGTGTGTTCGCCGTGGCGTAGTTGTTGGCGATGGCAGGCGACACATCCACCGTGGCGAAGTCCGCCCCGTAGGCGATGCCGGTGATGCTCGCCCACTCCTCGTTGCCGGCCCCGCCGGTGCTCGGTCGATCCGAAACACGCAGTACGTCGCCGATGCGGAACGGCTGCAAGGTGGCGTACTGCCCATTGTGCTCGCAGGCCACCTGTATCTGAACCGCACCGCCGACGATGGGTGCGTAGAGCGTGCCGATGCCGTAGGGGCGGCCGCCGACCTGATCCTCGGTGTCGGTCTGGGTGCCAAGATGGAACACCACGAAATCACCTGCGGGCGTCAGGGCATCGAGAAACAGGCGGGTGTTCAGGAGCGCGGTGTCCTGCGCGCTGTTGATGTGCACGAACGCCTTGCGCCACTTGGTCGAACCGGCGGTGCGCTCGGACTGGGAAACGTCCGGGAAGAGGTTGTTCTTCACCCCGGACACCAATTGCGAGAGCGTCATCCGCCCGCCGTTCTGGGCGGGCACGGTGTCTGACATCAGGGCAGCGGGCCGCCAGATGATTTCATTGTCGAGAATGGGCATGGTTTCCTCTCAAACGGTCATGAGCTTCAGGGTGGCGAGGTAAAAGTCGCCGGGTTGCGGATTGGCCAGCGGCACCAGCGGCTTGGCCTCGAAAGCAGGTGCGTCGTGATGGCGGAACATCACCTGCCAGGTCTGGCCGCGCAGGGTGAGCGTGTAAAGGCCGCCGGGGCTTGCCGCCCGCAGCGCGATGAACTCCACCTGGGTACGGGTCAGCCAACCGGCGTCGGGTTGCGATTCGAGCGTGATGGGCAAGCCGGCGCGCAGTTCGCCGTAGAACACGACGAGCCCGCCATCAAGGGTGCGGCGCACGGTCTGCGCCACCGTCGACGCGGCCCATTCGTCGGACCAAAGGAGATCCACCGGCAAGGAAATGCCGTCCAGAACGATCATCGGAGTTCTCCTACCAGTAACCCATCAACATCACGTCGACGGTGTCGGCGCTGCTCGTTTCCTTGATCAGCGTGAGCGCCTGGATGTAGCCGGCCCGGTCGCTCACCGAGGCGCTGGCAAACCACCACGCGACGTTGGCCGTCAGGTAAGGCTTCTTGACCGTGGTGTATTGAAAGTTGCGCCAACCCCACTCGGGGCGATACTGCGGACGCAGGTAGGTATCGACGAGATAGCTCTCCAACTCGTCAGCACCGCCACCGGGCCAGGTCTCGAACACCGTGACCCATTTCTGGTAGTAGGGCGACCACATCGGCCGCCCCGCCGCCACGGACAGGGTCAGATAGCGACCGTATCGCGCGATGGCCGTGCTCAGGTCGAGACCAATGCTGCTGCTCCCGTTTCGGGGCTCCCAGATCTCCGGGTTATTGGACACCTTGTACTCTGCCGTCCACTCGACGAAGCCAAGGAAGGGCACCTGATCGAAATAGGTCGGGTAGTCGATATTGCCGAAACGTGGGTCGCGCACATAGGGCACCTCTGTTCCGGGCGCTTTGCGCACCGGCATCGTCAGCAACAGCCGGTTGGTGTCCACCGTCGAATCCCAAGGGCTGTGCCAAACCTTGTCGCCGTTTTCCAGATAGCCAGCCAGCAAGAAGGCGTACTGTTCCGGGTTGCTGGAAATCTTGTACCCAGGGGGCGGCCAGCTGCCGATGTTGGCATAGGGGCTCACAGGGTTGCCGTTGCTGTCGTGTTGGGGGCCATAGATCCCGTCGGCAAACTGGTTCAGCGGTGCCGGATAGGCTTCCTGGGCAACGAACAGGCGCCAATGCAGATCGCGCAGGGGCCAATCGCCGGTTTCCACGATGTGCATCGGCACCAGGATCGAGATCGGGCCGCTCTCCGAATGCGCGCCGAGGTTGCGCACCACCCACACCGCCGGCATGTAGAAGTGCATCACGTTGTCCTGCCAACTGGTGCGATCCCCGATGCCCGACAGGAAGGGCGTGACGATGCAGGCCGCGAAGTGCAGCTCGTTAACCACCTTGATCGTGAACCGCACGCCGAAGCCGGGCACCGGCTCGATGCCGATGATGCGGAACGAGGCCTTGGTCGCACCCACCGTGTACACCGTGACCGTTTCGTCCACACTCGCGATGCCGGTACTGACGCCCGGAACGTAGGGGGTGGTCATCAGCGGCGTGATCGACGAGACGCCGCTTTCGACCTGGACGCCGTTGTAGAGCACGCTCAAGGCGGTTGGCATGCGCTTGAAGTCATAGACGCAGACCCGGTGATACCAAGTGCCGTCCGCTTCGCCGGTGGCGGCGAGATCGCCGGGCAGATAGTGGTAGAAGGGCTGATCGGCAGCGTAGCCGCCCAGGCCGACCGGGTTCCATCCGGCATAGGTCTCCAGCCACTGTTCCAGCACCCAGGACTGGCCGCTCTCGACGTGGGTGTACTCGACGAACATGTGCCACCCCTGGCCGCGCTGTCCCTCGGGCGCATTCCAGTTGTAGGGCACGGAGGTCTGCACCTGTAGCGATCCGAGGTTGAAAGGCTCGGATCGCGCGACGAGGCTTGCCGGCGGTGCCGGATTGCTGATTACCTTGAAACTCACCCAATGGTCGAAGACCTTTTGGCTTCGCACCCGCGCTTCCATACGGAAGAAGTTCTGCACGTTCCACAGCGACCAGCCGTTGAGCGACCAAGCGATCATGACCTTGGCCCCCTCCCACGGGCCGATGCCGCTCCAGTAGGTGCTCGGCTGGCCGGAGAACTCGACGACGGTGTTCTGCGGGTAGTAGTTGATGCCCATCTTGTCCACTTTGTTCAGGAAGTGGAACGGGATGGATGGGCACGGCGTCGGCGGGGGTGGCGTGGATCCCGGTGCGAACGGTACGGAGATCCGCGCTGAGATGCCGTTTGAAGCCGAATCGTCACGGACAATGCCGCCGCCGGCCAGACGGCTCGCCACTGCCAGGCGCAGCCCCGGCTCGGGTTGCGTCTGGCCAGCGTAGCGCCCCGACTCGCAGCTCGACCATTGCTGGTACTGCTGCTGATAGGCGGTATTGGCGATGCGCTGCTGCTCGCTGCTGAGATATCCGGGACGGCTGTTCCAGGGAATCTGCTCGATCCACTGGTAGACCTCCCGGTCGCAATCGTTCATCACCGAATAGAAATCCGGCCACGGGCAGACATAGAAGCGCGCCACGGCGCTCGCTTGCGAAGGCCGCCCATTGGGATCGGGCGGTGCATCGGGATTGCTCGGCGCGATGACCGGCGTTTCCTCCTTCATCACGCCCCCCGCGACAGTTCGCGCAGCGCCTGCGCCAGTTGCATCGCCGTCTCGCGCGAGGACTGCACGGTGTGCGGTTTGCCACCGACGTGGAAGCGCAGGTCGACCACGTCGTGGGCCGGCGAGCTGTTGTCACCCGCCATCATCGCCATCTGGCTCACGGCATTGCCTACCGCCCCGCCAGCGGCGAAGCGTGGCATGGCGGGCAGGAATCCCGCGTTGAGCGAAGCGAAGAAGGCCTCGCCAAACTTGCGCACGCTGGCTGCCCGGATGACGAACTCGCCGTGGGAGAGCAGCGCAGGCACCGAATCCGAGGTCTCGGTACCCGGCCCGAAGATGCGTCCCGACATTCGGCGAAACCCCTCGGCCACGGCCTGCCCGCCTTCCGCCAGCTTCTGGATCAAGCCACCCTGGGCATTGGTGTAGACCTTAGTGACGTAGATCGTGTGGGTGCTCGATGTCGGCCGCAGCAGTTCCGAAACAGCCGCCCGGTACTGATTCAGGTCGGGCTGCACGGTGTGGGTGGCTGAGGTCGGGGCCGACAAGACCGTCTTGGCATCCAGGGCGAACGACGCCAGCTGCTGGCGGGGTTGATCAAAGGACACCAGCGCCGGGATTTCTACCTTGGCGCTGGAAAGCAGGCCCTTGAGCCGGTCGATGTCGGCAATGACCTGACTCGTGTCGGCCTCGACCTTGGCGAGCAGTTGCAGGTTGTCCGCGTCGGACTTGAGTTTCTCCAGAGAGGCTTGCGCCTCCTTGGTATCAGCCTGAATCTTGGCGACGAGCTGCTGTGCCTCGGTCAGCGCCTTGATTTTTTCGATGCCGGCCTTCGCGGCCTCGATGTCGACCTCGAGCTTGAGTTTGTCCTGCGCGAGCAATTGGCTCCGCAGCTTGTCCAGTTCGTCGGACACCGAGGCGAGCGCACGTTTGGCTTCGTCGGCACCTTGGTTAGCTGCACTGGCTGCCTGTTTGTGCGCGTCGCCCAAACCCTTGAGCGCGGCATCGGCAATGCCGGCGGCCTCCTTGATTTCACCGATGGCAGTCGCCGCCGCCTGTCCCTCCGATACCACGGTCTGGGTAACTGTCTTGCCGTTCTGCTCGACTTGGCGAGTCACCGCCGAAGCGGTACGCTCGGCCAGGGCGATGGCTTCCTCGGCGAGTTTGCGGGCCTGCTCGTAGTTGCCGGCGGCGAGGGCCGCGCGCGCCTGCGCCTGTTTCTCGTCGATCTGACGCAGCCGATCCTGATAGGCCGCGTACTCGTCCATCCCTTTCCGGGACAGCTCGCGAATGCGATCCTCGACCGACAGGCGCAGGTTGAGCCGGGCCTCGTCGGCCGCCTTGGCCGCTTGCAGATGGCGCTGTTCCTCCGCAATCCGCCGGTCGACGGTGGCACGGTAGGCCGACTCCAGTTGGGAGTAGATGGCGATGCGCGCCTCGACCGCTTGCCGCTCGATGGCCTGCACGTCCTGGCCGGCAGCCCGGGCGAGCGCCACGGCCTGACCATAGGTCGCCTTCCAGGCCGACTCCATCTGCCGCGCTCCGGCTTCCACCGCCGCGAGTTTCTCGCGCTCGGCAGCAAGCAGCGCTTGGGCCGATTCGCGGATCGCGGCCGACTCGGAGCGCGCGGCATTCTGCGCCGCCGCTTCCTGCCGCTTGTAGTTCGACTCGATCTCGGCGACGCGGGCATCCCAGATCGCCTTGATGTCGGCCGCCACCTGCTTGTAGCTGGCCGACAACTGTTTGACTGTCTCGGCCGCCTTCTTGGTCTCGGCATCGAGCGCCTGCCGGATCGCCTCGCCGGCTTGGGTGGCCGCGCCCTGAATGGCGCGCAACGCATCTGCCGTGCCAGGCAATGCCGCCTTGAGTCGTTCGGCGGCCTGCGCCGCCAGCATCATCTGGGTTTTGACGGAGAGCGTGCCGGTATTGGCCAGTTCCTCCATCGCGGCGGTCAGCTGTTCCAGTTGCTGGCGCTGCCGATTCATCTCGTCGATGGCGCGGTTGGTCTCGCGGATATCCTGCACCATATTGACGATGCCGCGCCCCATCTCCCAGACAGCCACAGCGGCGAGCACCGGCAGGAAGCGCATGAAGGCCGCCTTAAGTACCGCCAAGGCACTACCCAACGCAGCCACCGCCGCGACGCCCTTCACGGCCAGCACAGCGACGATGATCTCGCCGAGTACCCGCAGCACGGCCATGATCTCCTCGCCGTGGGAGGCCAGTGCCACCAGAGCATCGGCCAGTTTCTGCAGGGCCGGCAGCGCAGCTTCCGCCACCTTCATGGCGATGCCGGACAGGGCCTGCCTCACCGTATCCAGGGTGTCGTTGAACTTCTCGGCGGCCTTGGCGGTGTCGCCACTGATCTCGAGGCCCAGTTCCTTGAACTTCTGCTTCAACTGCTCGATGCCGGCCCGCCCCTGGTTGAGGAATGGGATCAGCTCGACGCCGCTCTTGCCGAAGAGCTTGACGGCCAGCGCCGATTTCTCGGCCCCATCTGGCATCGCCGCGAAGGCATCGGCGAGGTCGAGTAGCACCTCCTCGGTCGGGCGCAGCTGGCCGGCGGCATCCTTGACCGAGACACCCAGCCGGCTGAATGCCTCGACCTGTTCCTTCGACCCGCCCGCCGCCTCGACCATCGCGGTCGCCAGCTTCTGCATCCCCTTGGCCAGTCCCTCCAGCGAAATGCCGGACTGCTCGGCGATGGGTTTCAGCAGCGACAGCGACTCGACCGAGATGCCGGTCTTCTGCGAGAGCTTGGAGAGGTTATCGGCGGTATCAAGGGCGGCCTTGCCGGCAGCGACCAGTGCACCGAGCGACAAGGCTGCTCCCAGGCCTGCCAGCACACCGTTGACCTTGCTCGCGGCGGTCGACAAACCTTCCAGGTTGCCCTTGACCGAGGCGAGCGCCGCCTTGGTCTGGTCGATGGCGGTGATGAGGATTTGGGCGCGGTCAGAGGCCACGGGTTACAAACCTTGTGCGTTGAGTTGTTGCAGGATCGCGGTGGAGAGCTTGGGCATTTGCGAGCGCACGAGCCCCGGCAGATCGAAACGGCCGCGCAGTGTCACGCTCGGCACCAGCACGGCGATGGGAATTTCCTGTCCGCGCCTGATGGACTTCGCACCTGTGCGCCCCCGTTCAGCCCGTTTGAAGCGGCGCAGCTCGGCGGTGTTGTCCTTGATGTTCTCGGCCATCAGGATCACCTTGCCGTTCTTCTCGATGAAGAAGGCATTGCCGGCGCGCATCAGGCCATCGACCACGCGGCGGAACGCCTTGCGCCCGATACGCTGGTGCTCGGGTAGCAAGGGGATCAGCATTCGCCCGCCGATGCTGCCGCCCCGAACGTGGATGCCCAGCCACGAGATGCGTGAGCCGACCAGCAGCGCCGGAAATTTCTCGGGGCTGCCGGCGTAGAGCTTGTGGCGCATCGACTTCACGAAGCCGGCTTTCCTCACCTTGAAGACCGACTGCATCCGGGACTGAGCCGACTGGGCGATCTCCTTGCCGGCGGTTTTCATCCCGGCTTCGACCGCCTTGCGGATCGCCCGGCGCTTCTCCGGCACCCAGCTGTCGAGCCGCTTCGGGTCAAGCAGGCCTGAGGTGGTGAGCGAGAGTTTCATCGAGAGAGTTCCTTCAGCAGCTGTTTGATCTCGGCGCTGCCGCCGCGTTGGGCAGTAACCAGCAAGGCGAACTGCGCCGCCAGATCGTCGCGTTCATCACGATCGATGGCCGCGAGAAACGCCCGCAGCTGCGCGATCGTGTAGGTCAGGACGTCTGGGTAACGGTGGCCGGATCGGATGAGCCGCTGGATGGCATCTGACCAGGGATCAGCGTGCCGAGGGTTTGGCTCACCCGCGTGATTTCCGGCACCACGCGGCGGATAAAAAAATCCGCGTTCGCCCCGAACACCGCCTCGGCAAGGCGGATCGCGTCGTCCAGGGCCAGGCCCGACACCCACTCCGGCGGACGGCGACAGGCGATGGCCAGCGCCAGGATCACCGACTCGCCGTCCTCGGACAGCAGGCGCAGCCAGTCGGGATCGGGGCCGAGCTTCCCGGCGATGGGACGGACGGTGCGGGCGAAGATCGGCAGTTCGCCGACCTTGAGGGGCGTGATGTCGAGCGTCTCACCGCCGATGACCAGGGATTCAGGCACCGGCGGCAGCGCCGCGAAGACGTTCTCGGTCATGGCGATCACCCGAGCTGGACGATGCGGCCGAACTGGCCCAGCACCGCGTCGTAGGGTTTCGTCGAATCCGCCAGCAGCGAGCCTTCCAATTCGAACTTGTTGAGGTCGTTCGAGATGATGTCGAACTTCTTCAACGGGTCGAACGCTACGCGGTAGAGTTCGATCAGTACCTTGGCGTTGCCAGCTGCGGTGTTCACCCCTTCAAGGCGCAGGAAGCGCTCCGGCAGCGGCTGCGTGAAGATGCCGATCTCCGTCACTGCACCGAAGGTATAGCTCGCCTTGAACGGGGCGGTGAGGCCGGTGACGTCAAGAAACTGAATGGCACCGAAGTCCCCATCAGCGGTGTAGTGCGTGCCTGCCGTCAGGGTCGCCGGCGTGCCGGCGGAATCCACCACGGTCAGGGCCGAAACCTTCGGGTGCGCGAGGAAGTAGCGGTCGCCGATCACAGGTGCCGCCCCGCCGACCGGCTCGTCTGTGACGCTGCCGCCGGCATCGGTGACATGGCTGCCGTAGAGTGCGAGCGACAGGTTCTCCTTGGTGAACTCCTCGATGGTGAGCGCGACTGTGGCGGATTTCTGCTTGACCAGGCGCAGGTCGACCGCGCGCTGGCCGGTCTGGCTCTCGTAGTGCTCGATCACGTCGGTCTTGAGCGAGAGCGACAGATCGGCGACGTTGCCCGGCGAACGGACGTTGATCGGCTCGCCATTGGTGTTGCGTTCGCCGAGATAGACCCGGCCTTGGAACGAAGCGTAGTAGGACATGATGGGTTACTCCTTGAGGGTCTTGGCAGCCTTCACCGAGGCATCGGGGGCATCCGGTGCCGGCTCGGGGCGATGGCTGGCCGGTTCGCCGATTTGGTGGTCGGTCAGCCAGCGGGCGGTGTGTTCGTCCACGTCAATGACGTGTCCGGCGGGATAGGCCACTCCGGCATGGGTGTGGGTGACCTTGAGCTTCAGCTTGGGCATGTCAGCCTCCTTGAGAGATGTCGGAAACGAGGGTGCGGTAAGTGATGCGGTAGTACGCAGGGATGGCAATGGCCTCGACATCGGCGTCTTCCGCCTGATAGTCGGCGTCCATCTCGGCGACATTCAGCGCCAGGCCGCAGAGGGTGGCGTCCAGCAGCAACGCGGAATGCGCGCGGCAAAGCAGATTGTCGGCGACGGCGTAACCATCGGTCGGATCGCGAGCATGTCCGATGATGCGCAAGACGAGCTCGCGCTCCACGCGGTCATTGCTTCGCTTCACCGGGGCGTCGGAAGCGACGCTCACGACAAGGGCCGGCGCCTGTTCGCGAGTGATAGCCGTGACGGGTTGGCGCAGTACGGTGACGGGCGCAATTGCCGCCTGACAACGCGCCATCACTTCACGAACGATCTGCTCGCGCCTGGATTGGGGCATAGGGACTCCGATAAAATGGAACCGATAAAGGGAGATGCTGTTTGGCAACGCAAACCAAAACCAGGAAACACCGCAGCAGTCAGTCAACGCCCGACCACTACGTCCTGCGCGTCGAACTCATGGGCATCCAGCCGCCCATCTGGCGCCGTATCCACCTCGATGGCCGCACGCGGCTCGATGCCCTGCATCACATCCTTCAGGCCGCCATGGGCTGGTCCGACTCCCACCTGCACAAGTTCGAGATACGCGGCAAGCATTACGGTGTTCCGGATCCCGAGTTCACCGACCCCGGTTGGGAAGTGCTCGACGAGAAGAAGTACCGCCTCAACCAACTGCTGGCCGAGGGCGATACCTGCGACTACCTGTACGACTTCGGCGATAGCTGGATGCACCGCATCACGGTCGAGGCGATCAAGGACGTCAAGCCGAGTCCAAGCGACGGCGGCTTTGCTTGGGTCGAGGCGGGCGAGCGCGCCTGCCCGCCCGACGATGCAGGCGGTTCAGGCGGCTACCAGGCCTTTCTCGATCAGCTTGAGGACGACCCCTACGGCGACGAAACCAAGGCCTTCCAGGAGTGGGCCGGACTGGATTTCGATCCGGAGCGCTTCGACCGTCAGGCCGTGAATGCCACCATCAGTCGCATGCTCTGGAATCGCTGGATCAAGATCGGCCCCTGATCGGCTCACAGCCGAGCCAGACGCGCCCGGCACTCGTTTCCGTCCCGCAAGGCAATCACTTCCCGCACGCGGTAGGGCTGCCCTGCGATCTCGACCGTGTCCCCGACGACGAGCAGCAGGCGCTCGGTCGGGAATTCGATCTCGTAATCGCGGGAGAGCGCCAGGCCATCGAGCACCGTCTCGTCGGGTGCGCGGAAGCCGCACTCGACGATCAGGGCGCCGACCTTGACGGGGGTGAGCAGTCCGGCGCGGGCGGCCGCGTCGTACAGATCAGCCACGCCGACCATCAGGCGCTCGTCAGCTTCACCAGCACACCGGGGCGATGGCACATCGGCAGCGGATTGGACTGCGTATGCAGATCCGTGCCGCGCTCGAACTTCCTCGGTTCCTGCTTGGCATAGAGCGGCTGGCCGAGGGTGTTGACCGTCTCGTTGAAGTCCGCCGGGGCCAAGTAGGTGCCGAAGGTGTCGACCGTGCCAAGCGGGAAGGCGTGAGCCTCGCCCGGGGCGATGAACTTGCGCACCGTACCGTTGATGTCGCTCGCCTGGCCGCGATACTCCTCGAAGGTGATGCCGCCGAAGGTAAAGCCGGAGCGCACGTCGTTGATCAGGATTGCCCCTTGCTGCCAGTTGGTATAAGCCTCCTTGACCGCCTTATGGGTGGTGAGCGCCCGGAAAAACTGAGGCGAGCAGAGCACGTGGACATCGGTCATGAACTCGCCCTTGAGGTTGTCCTCGATTTCGGCGAGCACGTCGTAGCAGTGGCCCTTGATGTCGCTGTTGGCGTTGGCAAGATCGAAGTTGATCGACGTCTGGGAGAGGCCGAACTCGGTGTAGAGGTCGTAGATGGTGCTGCCGTCGGCATCAAGGATTTGGCCCTTGAGCGCACCCATGCGCAGGTGTTCGAGGGTGATGGCGTGCTTGTTGCGCATGGTTTCCAGGTGGCGCGCCATCACGCCGGCAATCGCCTCCATCTCGGTTTCGGAGCCGAAGGCACGGATGCCATGCACCTCTTCCGGCAGCACGACGTCGTCGTGCGGGATGTGCGGGATGACGAAGGAGCGCAGGGTGCGGGTGCCGCGCTCGCCCACGGTGCCCGGCGAGCCAGGCGGTTTCGTCGGCAGGAGGTTCAGCCGCCCGGCGTACTCTTCGACGATGATCTGCCGGGTGCGCACCGGCTTGGCCGGAAAGAGTCCCAACTGCTCAATGCGGCCGTAGCGGTTGGGGATGAGGTTGATGGCCGTGGTGAGGCTCGCCATCGAGAAACCGGGGTTTTCGAACGGGTTTTGCATTTTGGATCTCCAAAAAACGAAACCCGCCGTGTGGCGGGTTTTCGGGGGGGATGAGAGGGGCTGCTTACGCTGCGTCGCGCACCAGGATGCCGAGCGCCACGAGTTGCGCTTCGGCGACGACCTTCTGCGGGGCAGTGATGCCGGCCGGCCAGATCAGGGCGTTGCGCGCGACGATGGCGTGACGGGCCACCGCGATGGCGTCATCGCGATCGATCAGGGTCGCGTCGGTGTCTATGGCCAGCACGCTCACGGCGGTTTCGGTGCCATCGGTTGCAGCCGGTGCCAGGGCGTACAGCTTGCCGTCAGCGGTTTTCCTGCCGAGCACGGTACCGAGTTGCAGGTTCTGTCCGGCGGCGACCGTCGCGGCCTCGCGGGAATAGAGATTCGGTGCCTCGTACTTCAGGAGGTCGCCGAGGTTCTTGCTCTGGGTGATTGAGGGCATGTCTTACTCCTTGTGGATGAGTTTCTTGACGGCGGCGACCACGGGTGATGCCTCGGGGCGCTCGGGGGCTTCGGTGCCGGCTTCCGGCGTGATGGTGGAATGGATGGGCGTGGCCTCGGATCGTGCGGCCTTGGCATCACAGAGCACTCGGCGCACATCCGCTTCGCTCTTGCCGTCCGCAATGAAGGCGGCAGCCTTGTCGGGGCAGCCGGCGATCAGACACAACTCGGCGATGGCCTGAGCGGATTGGGTAACTTCGCGGCGGGCCTCGGCAACCAGGACGGCTGCCTGATCAACGCCGATCATTTCGATTTGGGTTTCTTCGAGAGACATGTCGTTCTCCTGTAGGTGCGTCGCCCCGGGTCGTGCAACTGCCCGAGTCGGGGGCGCCTTGCGGCCTCGGGAGCTGAGGTAAATCGAGAATTCAGTGAGCGTTGCCTCCAGCGTGCCGACGGCATCGGCCAGACCGGCCGCCGTTGCGTTCGGGCCGAAGTAGAGAGCGGCCTCGGTGGCGCGTACCGCCATCTCCGGCAATCCGCGCATGGCGGCCACGTGGCTGACGAAGATGTCGTAGAGGCGATCGACCTCGGCCTGGAGTTCGCCTTTCGCGGTATCGGTGAGCGGCTCGTGGGGAGAGAAGTCGTTCTTGTGCCGGCCCGCCGTGATCGCGGTGTAGCGGTAGCCTTCGTTGGCGTCCTTCACCGACTGATCGATGTGCAGTGCGATCACGCCGATCGAGCCGACACCACCTGTTTCGGTGACGACGACACGTTCGGCAGACGATGCGATGGCGTAGGCTGCCGAGAAGGCAGCGTCGTTGGCTACCGCCCAGATGGGTTTTACGGCGGTGGCCTCGCGCACGCGGCGGGCGAGTTCGAAGCTGCCCGATGCCTCGCCGCCCGGCGAATCGACATCCAGCAGAATGCCGGTGACACTGAGGTCGGCTAGCGCCGCATCGAGCATCGCGCCGATGTCCTGGTAGCTCGTGAGCCCCGAGGCCGCCTCCAACCCCAAGGTGCGCTTCACCAGCGTGCCGTGGATTGGGATCACGGCGATGCCGACGGCACCTTGCATGTTCGGACGGGTTGCGGGTACTGCCGCCAGCAGTTCCTTGGCATCGGCAGGGATCGGGCTGTCGATCCCCAATCGTGGCCCGAGGGCGGACAGGATCACGTCGAGCTTGGCGCGATGGACGAGCAACGGCGTCCCGAAGATGCGGGAGGCGAGATGTGGCAGCATGAATTACTCCGTGGGTTGTTCGGTTGGTGGAGGCGGCGCGACCGCCGGTGCCTGGTCATGCCGGGGATCGGAATCGAAGACGAGACCCAGTGCATCGGCGCGGGCGTTATCGGTCGCAATCTCCCGGTCGACATCCTCGGCGTCGTAGCCATAGGCCGAGATCGCCTCCGAACGGCTAGTGAGGCCCGCCCGGATGGCAAGCTTCATGGCGTTGAACTCCTTCTGCGGATCGACCCACTGCCAGCCCTGGGGAATCCACTTGGCGGCTTGGTACTCACGCCGGCGACGGCTGTAGCCGGAGAGCGTGAGCGAACCTTCGAGCACTGCCTGATCCATCCAGGCCCGCCAGATCGGGCGGCAGAGCTGATGCACGATCACGCCGTGCTGGATCACTTCACAGCGACGGCGGAACTCCAGCAGCCCCGCACGGATCGACGAGTAGTTCACTTGCGTCAGGTCGCCCGTCAGCATCTCGTAGGTGATGCCCATGGCGGCCGCCACCGCCCTGAACTGCTGGCGCATGAACTCGGCGTAGGAGGAGCCGACATCGGCCGGTGCCGAGAACTTGATGTCCTCCCCCGGCTCCAGAATTTGCAGGGTGCCCGGTTCGAGTCCGGCCAGTGCCACTCCATTGGGGTCGGCCAGTCCCTCGCCCATCAGGTTGTCTTCGGGGGCCAGGCGCGTGATGAATCCCGCGAACATCGCGGCGGTCTTCTTGCGCACCAGTTCGGCGTCGTCGTACTGGTCGAGTTCGTTGAGCTTCACTAGCGCGCGGGCGAGCCACGGTTCGCCCCGGATCTGGCCAGGACGCAGCGGTCGGAAGAGATGAATCACTTCGGAGGCATCCACACGAACCGTTTCGACGCCACCCGACCCTGACATGGGTGCGAGAGAGCCATCGTTCGGATGGGAGCGATACAGGTGGTAGGCGACACGCCGTCCCAGCCGGTCGAACTCGATGCCGGCACGGATGACGTTGCCGTTTGGCAACTCCCAGTTCATCGCCAGCGGCAGATGCTCGGCCTCCAGCACTTGAATTTGGAGCGCCACCGGCAGTCCGTCCTCGGGCCGCCGCCAGCGCAGCCGCACAATCGCCTCGCCCCCCTCCAGCATCGCCCGGCAGGCGAGCGACTGCAGGCCATAGAAATCGGTGAGCCCCGCTGCATCGGCGGTCTCGCACCAGTCCCACCACAGACGCTGAATGGCTTCGCGTTGGGCCGCGTCATCCATCATGCTCTGCGGCTTGATGCCGGTACCGATGGCGTTGGCAACGAAGGCCTCGATGCCGGCGGCCGCCCAGGCGTTGCGCCGCACGAGATCGCGGCTCTTGGCTCGCAACCGTTCCTGCGTGTAGGCGAGTGCCGCCACCGCTCCGGGATTGGCCACCGTCCAGGCGAGCGTGCGTCGGCCGAGGCCTGCGCCGTCGTAGGTGGGTGTGCCGCCGAAGACCCGGCGTTTGATGGTTCCGAACCAGCCCATCAGAATCCCTTCCCGGTGGTCACGCGGATCTGGCGCGGCGCACGCGGATACAGGCCAGTGGAAACGGCATCCTTGTGCATTGCGGCTTCGACCTCGGCGATGGCCTGCTTCAGTTCCTCGACGGTGCGGTACTCGACCGTCTTGTCGCCGAAGGTCACGCGCTTCTCGCCCTTGGCCAGCGCATCACGCAGGGCCTGCAACTGCACCTCGGTGTAGGTCGGCGTGCTCATCGATAGACCACCAGGCTGATCTCGGGCGTGTCGGCCAGCGACGCCGCCGAGCTGGTGCAGACCAGTTCGAGGTAATCGGCGGTCTTGCCATCAGTGGTGCCACGGGCCGCCGCGAAACGGATGGTTCCCGTCGCGGTGTTGCTCCTGCCCGTGGCGACCCAGCAGTACTTGGCGTCGGGAAACGGCGTCTCGAAGTCGATGCGGTAGCGGCCTGTCCCCAAGCGGGTCACCGAGGCCACGTTGTAGGCGGCGCGAAGCTGGATCGCCCCGCCGACGTAACCGAAATTCACCCAGGCGCGGGCGAGTCCCGGATGGTCGGGGCGGATCAGCCCCTTGATCTCGGTGCCGATGCGGGTGGCAAGCGCCGACAGTTGGGCGACGAGGCTCATCACTTACACCAGGGCGGCGTTGAAGATCGCTACGAAGTCGGTGTTGGGGTCGCCGATGTCGGTGGCGGCCACCGCGCCGATGTTGCTGCGCGCTTGCGTCTGTTCAGGGACGGTCAGCGTCTGCGCAGCATCGAAGCGCACGCGCTTGTCGATGGCGGCGGTGAGCGCGGCGATGCCGGTCTGGTCGTTCTGCAGCGCCTGCTGGAGTTCCAGCAGGGTGTCGTAGGCCGGGTCGGCACCGCCCAAGATGTCGGCCTTGAGGGCGTCGAGCACCGAGACGATTTTCGACGAGGAGTAGGTGCTGGTCGTGGCAACCGTCAGGTCGTCGATGGCCACCGCCGTGATGATCGCGGCCTTCAGTTCGTTGATCGCCGCCACCAGGCTCGACTTGTCGGTGGTGGTCAACGCGGTCAGCGTGCCGGTGCGTCCCTTGACGGTGTTGAATTCCTCGGCGACGCGCAGGACGAAGCTGTTGAGTTGGGTTTGCAGACTCATGGTGGGGTTCTCCAGTGGTGGTGTGATCAGCTGAACCAGCGACTGCGAATGACGCGCCGGCCCGTTCTCGGGGTTCCAGAAACAGCGAGGCCACCGCGTTGGGTGGCCTCAGTGTGTTGTTCAATTTGCGGATCGGGATCGCCAGGCGGCGAGAGTCCGATCTGTCGTTCCAGTTCACGCCAGTGCCGTTCCTCGAAGCGGTCGAGGCCGGCAGCACTCGCCGCCGCGCGGGCATACACGTAGCAGTCCAGCGCTTCGTTGCGCTCGCGCATCTTCTGCCACTCGCGGATGGCGAAGCCGTTGCGGTCGCGGCGGGTGATCAGCTGCTCGGCGCAGAGTTGCTGCACGAATTCGGCATCGACCTTGGGCAGATGCACGAAGCCGGTGGGGTAACGCAGCGTGACACCGTCCTCCAGCACATCCGCCGCCTTGCGCAGGTTGTTGTAAAACTCCAGCTTGGCAATGCCGACGGCGACCGAGAACACCTTGATGCCCCGGCGCAGCTTCTTGCCGCCTTGCGAGAGATCGACCGCCGTCGGCGTGCCCACGAGGGCCGCGCCCTTGGGCACGCCCTTGACCGCCATCACGCGGGGATCACGTACCAGCCGCACGAAGGTGTAGGCCTCCTGCGTGGCGAAGCCGGTGTCCAGGGCGAACCGGGCGAGCGGCAATTGCGCACCTGACTCGTGCGACCACGTTTCGGCGATCAGCTCGCCGAGGCGTTTCCACACCGCATCGCGGGCGGTGTCGCCCATCAGCACGCGGTGCTCGACGAGCCAGGACTCTTTGCCTCGCCCGAATGCCCAGATCGAGGCCTCGATGCGATCCTTCTGCACGTCGGCACCACCGACCAGCAACAGGCCGCCAGCCGGGATGCGCGCGATGGGGTAGTCCTCGCGCCGCTCGATGAGGCGTTGCCAGTCGGGGGCTTCGCCTTCCTCGACCCAGGTTTCGCCTAGCTCGGTGTTCTTGAAAGTCTTGATGGCGGCCGCCGATCCGGATTCCTTGTTCACTGCGCTCTCCCAGGCGGCGGCAATCTCCCGCCAGCTACGCCAGCCCACCGGGCTATACAGCGACGAGAGGTGGAACCCGGCCGTCTTGGCTCCGTTTTCCGGTACCAGTGCCCGCCATTCGCCGTGTTCCAGCATCCAAGTCTTGTGCTGCTCCGGGATGGGCTCGTCGCACGCCTCGCACACGTAGGCCGCCGTCTCGGGCTGCCCCTTCTCCCAGCGCAGTTGCTCGAAGCGCAACCACTGCCGGTGCGAACAGTGCGGGCACGGCAGAAAGTAGCGACGCTGGTCACTCGCCTCGTATTCACGCTCGATGCTGCTCGCGCCGGCAATCGTCGGCGTCGAGACGATGAAGATCTTGCGCCGCGCGAAGGTGCGGGTGCGCGCCTCGGCGAGCGAGATCGCATCGCCTTCGCCATCGACGTCGGACGGATAACCATCGACCTCGTCGAGGAAGAGATACCGCACCGGCATCGAGCGCAGGCCCACCGCCGAGTTCGCCCCGGTCATCACCAGCACGCCGCCCCGAAACTCCTTCGCCAGGATGGTGTTGCCGGCATCGCGGCTCCTCGCCGGCGCGATCAACTCGGCCAGCACCGGAGACTCCTCGATCAGCGGGTCGATCCGCTGCTTGGAGTTGCGCTTCGCCATTTCCACCGTGGGCGACACCGCCATCATCGGGCCAGGGGCGTGGTGGATCACATAGCCGATCCAGTTGTTGCCCATCTCGGTCGCGCCCAGTTGCGCCGCCTTCATGAACACGATCCGCTCGACCGCCGACATCGGCGACAGGCAATCCATGATCGCCTTCAGGTACGGCGTGCGGCTAGTACGCCAGCGGCCCGGCTCGGCGGACGCCTTGCTGGACAGCATCCGGTGGCGATCCGACCACTCAGACACCGTGAGCAAAGGATCGGGCGTCAGCCCCTCCCGCCAGGCGCGTTCGATGTCGAGCCCGCCCTCGTAATCAGCGTCCAACATCAATCCACCCTGGGGCGAACGTCGCCCAATTCCTGCAAGTGTTCTCGCACGGCGGTCTCCAGCGCGACGTGCAGCGTGTGAGCATCGACGCCGAGCTTCGATGCCATCTGCCCAGAAATGCGTGCCGGCCAGTTGAGCCAGGCATCGCGCTCAGAACGCGCCAGCTTGAAAACGTGGGCGATGGCCTGGGGCCGGTCGACCAGTTCGCCCTTGAGGCGGGCGAGGCGCACCTTGTTGGTCTGCGCCTTGACCACCTCGTTGACGGTGCGGGCCTGCAGCAGCGACGTGCCACCGGCATTCAATGCCGGAGCGATTGGCTCGCTGGCAGGCTCCTTCGCCGCGACCGTCTCAGCCCGGCGCTTGGTGCCCTCCTTGGGCGTGTCGGAATTCTTCGCCCAGTCCCGGTCGGCATTGTCCGGATCGATGCTGCCATCGGCCTCCGGCGTAATCCGCCCGGCACGAATGGCCTTGTGCACGGCGGTGTCCGACACACCTCGGTGCCGGGCATAGGCGCGAATCGACAGTCCCATGATCTCCATCAAGCATTGGTGCGGCCCCGTTCAGATTCAGCTTGGCTTCTCTCTGGAACAGCGCGTTCATGACATCACCATCAACGACGCCACAAGGTGAAAAACATGACGAAGCAAACCGCCAAAGACCTCGACCAGCAACTGCAGCAGATCGCGCTGGATCACCTGTTCATCGAAACCCTGGAAACCCGCCACAGCGACCGGTTGGACTTCCACGACGTCAGTGTCTTGGCCGTCAAGAGCGCTCTGCTGGCAGCTTACGAGGCAGGGCGGCAGGCCGCGAAGCAGGACTGAGAAAGAAGCAGAAGGCGCTTGGCTTCTCAATCGAACAGCGCGTTCATGACCAGACCATCAACCACCACGAAGGAGCATCAAATGACCACCATCCAACTGACCCCAGCCCAGCACGCGATCCTCGCCTACGCCATCGAGCACACCGCTGGCAAGATCGAATGGTTCCCCGACAACATCAAGGGCGGTGCCCGCACCAAGGTGCTGGAAGGACTGTTCAACAAGGCCCTGATCACCCGCGACAGCACCGACTGGTTCGTCGCCGCCGAGGGCTACGACGCCCTGGGGCGCGCTCGGCCGACGCCGACCACCATTCACCCCGACCCCGAGGTCGAGGCCGCCGTGTCGGCCGCAGAGACCAACTGGGCGCAAGAAAAACAGGACGCGGCCAAGCAACTGCTCAAGGTGGGCGTCGAGGGCAAGCCCCGCACCCGCGAGAACAGCAAGCAGGCCGCCGTGATCCAGATGCTGCAGCGCCCGGAGGGGGCCACCATCAACCAGATCTGCGCGACCACCGGCTGGCAGGCGCACACGGTGCGCGGCACCTTTGCCGGGGCATTCAAGAAGAAACTCGGGCTCACCATCACCTCGGAAAAGCCCGAGGGCGGTGAGCGCATCTACCGCGTCGGTTGATTTCGAGACGGGGTGGCGGCATCTCCACGCCACCCCAAAACAATCCCCGAAATAGCTTGGCTTCCCGATTGAACAGCGCGTTCATACGAATGTCATCAACGAAAACAGGAGCAAGCGCCATGACCACCGAAATCAACAACCACGCCAACCCTCTCCGTGTCCGCTTCACCCGCAAGCCCGTCGACCTGCAGGAGGTGCTGGCGGCCACACCCTACGACGAACGTCCAGAGCCGGTGATCATCAGCAAAACCCGCGAATTGACTCCTGCCGAGTACGATGCTTTTTCCTGCACGCTGCTGCAAGATCGCGACTGGCTGGCCGGCAAAGGCGGGTACCCCGACCAGACCACACGGCACGTCGTCGAAGTCAAGGCCGAGAATCGTAAGACCCTGTACGTCGACCCCTCGGGCAGCGCCTACGGGCGTTACGTCGGCATTGCCATCGAGGGTTGAAAAAGATGCAGAAGGCGCTTGGCTTCTCAATCGAACAGCGCGTTCATACGGGTGTCGCAACGATCAACCCGAAGGAGAAAACGATGACCACCACCAAGAAAATCCCCGCCACCCAAAACGATGCCTGGGGCTTTTGGGGAACGATGAACAACGACGCCCAAGCCGCCTGGCCCATCGCGATGACCGCGATCTCGGACGCCACCTGCCAGCCCCTCGAATCGATCAGAGCCTTCCTCGACAGCCGCCACGGGCGGCACTTTGCAGACGATGTCCTGAACGAGATGCTCAGGAGCCACGCCATCAAGCACGCGGTCGACGCGGCAGTCACCCGCTGGATGGGCTGGACGATTGGCCGCCAGACCAGCAAGGAGTACGGCATCCCGCGCGGCCTGCCTTACCTGACGGGCTTTGTGATTCACTGCGAAATCGTCGAAGAAGAACTCGCCGCCTGATCGAACGCCACGCCATCCGCCAAGCGGGTGGCCTGCGCCCCGGCATAGTCCTGCCAACGGCGCACGATCACATCCACGTACTTCGGGTCGAGCTCAATGAGCCGCGCCCGCCGCCCCGACTTCCCGGCGGCGATCAGCGTGCTGCCAGATCCGCCGAAGGGGTCGAGCACGACGTCGCCTGGGCGGCTGGAATTGCGAATCGCGCGTTCCACCAGTTCCACCGGCTTCATGGTCGGGTGCAGATCGTTCTTCTGCGGTTTCTTGATCTGCCAGACGTCGCCCTGGTCGCGGTCGCCGCACCAGTGGCGCTCGCCGCCCTCCGGCCAGCCGTAGAGGATGGGTTCGTACTGGCGCTGGTAATCGGCGCGCCCGAGGGTGAAGGTGTTCTTGGCCCAAATGATGAACGTCGACCAGTGCCCGCCGGCCGCCCGGAAGGCTGATTGCAGCGTATCCAATTCGCTGGATGACATCGCCACGTAGACGCCGCCCCGACAGTGCGCCAAGGCTGGCGTCAGTGCGGCCAGCAGGAAGTCGTAGAAGCCCTCGCCGAGATTGTCGTTGAGGATCGCGCGGTTCTTGCCGCGCATCTTGTCCTTGGCGCTGTTGGCGTAGTTCACGTTGTAGGGCGGGTCGGTGAACACCATGCCGGCCAACTCGTCGCCCAGCACCGTGGCGTAGGCATCGGCATCGGTGGCGTCGCCACAGAGCACCCGGTGCCCGCCACAGATCCAGACATCGCCCGGTCGTGACACCGGCGTCTCCGGCACCTCGGGGGTTGCATCCTCGTCGGTCTGCCCCTCGGTGGTCGTCTCGCCGCCGGCGAGCAGATCAGCCAAGGCATCGGCATCGAAACCGGTCAGGGTCAGGTCGAAGTCGTCATCCTGCAGAGCGGTCAATTCCACTTGCAGCATCGCCTCGTCCCAGCCTGCGTTCTCGGCGATGCGGTTGTCCGCGATCACCAGCGCCCGGCGCTGGGTTGGGGTCAGGTGGTCGAGCACCACCACCGGTACCGTTTCTAGCCCAAGCTTCTGGGCGGCGGCCAATCGGCCATGCCCGGCAACGATCACGCCATCGCTGCCTGCGAGGATGGGATTGGTGAATCCGAACTCCACAATCGACGCTGCGATCTGCGCCACTTGCGATTCGGAATGAGTACGGGCGTTCCGGGCATAGGGCACGAGCCGGTCGGTCGGCCACTGCTCGATCTTGTCGGCGAGCCAGGAGATGCTCATGCCCGCGCTCCCAATCGTTCGACGGCGACCTCATCGAAGGTCTGCCCGGTGGCCACCAGGGTCACCGGCACGTCGGGGAAGTTCTGCTGGAAGCGCTTGACCGTCACGTCAACGTACTCGGGCGCGATCTCCGTTGCCCGGGTCACTCGCCCGGTACGCTGCGCGGCAAGGATCGTGGTGCCCGAGCCGCAGAAGGGTTCGAAGACGAGTTCGCCGGCATCGGTGTAGGACTCCAGGATGAACTGGGGCAGTGCCACCGGGAAAACCGCCGGGTGGTCGATGTCCTGCCCGATCTTGCCCTTGTGCCGCATGATGCGAATCACCGAGTCGGGAATGCGGAAATCCTGGGTGACGGTACCAACGTGGTTCCACGCTGTTTTGCTGCCGTCCTTGTTGCGCATGCCACCGGCGCTGGTGCCGTCGCCGCGCAGATGGGTATCGCGCCCGGCGTAGATGCAGGGCACGATCTTGTTGGGGCGGCGCGCCTCGCTGTCCTTCCGGTTGAAGTGAAAGACGAATTCGAAGGCGGGCGCGAGCCGACCGTTCCAATCGCCGGGCAACCCCGGCCCCTGATCCCAGACGTACCAGGCGAAACGCCGCCAACCCTGGGTGCGCATCCAGTCGAGCCAGGCATCCCAGTACGGGACGACTTCCTGCTCGCGGTGGATCAGCCCGAGATTGACCAGCACCTGACCGGTCGGGGCCATCGGCAGCTGGGCGAAGACGCCGCGCATCAGTGCATCCCAGTCGATGATGGTGTTCGTGTAGTCGCGCTGGTTGCCGTAGGGCGGCGAGGTGAAGCAGAGCGCCGCCTGCTCGCCAGCCATCAGGGCCGCAATCACCCCGGCGTCGGCACCGTCGCCACAGATGACGCGATGCGCACCCAGCTGCCAGACATCACCAGGCCGGGAGACAGGCGTCGCCGGAGTGGCCGGCACGTCGTCGGCCGCATCGGACTCGTCGCTCTCCTGCTCGTCGCCGGCTTCGTCGCCAACCGCGACGTCTGTGGCGAGCAATTCCTCGATCTCGGCATCGTCGAAGCCAGTGAGCGCGAGGTCGTACCCCGCCTCGGACAGCTCGGCCAGTTCCAGCGCCAGCATTGCGTCGTCCCATCCGGCATCGAGCGCCAGGCGGTTGTCGGAAATCACGTAGGCGCGCTTCTGTGTGGGTGACAGGTGAGCCAGTTCGATGACCGGCACTTCGGTCAGCTCCAATTTGCGCGCTGCCGCCAGCCGACCGTGGCCGGCGATGATGCCGTTCTCGCCGTCCACCAGGATCGGATTCGTCCAGCCGTACTCGACGATGCTGGCGGCGATCTTGGCCACCTGCTCGTCAGTGTGCGTCCTCGGATTCCGGGCGTAGGGGATCAGCGTCTCGACCTTGCGGTACTCGACGTTGAGCATATTCAGTTCGGGTTTCCAAAAAAGGTGCGGCCCGGACGGGTGAAAGGAGGAAAGCCCCGTCACGGGCCGCGAGGGTCGCTGCTGCGGTAGAAACTAAAAGGCCCGCGCAGTGGCGGGCCGGTAGGACTGGGGTGCAAACCTGCAAACCCTGCAAACCTCGGTTTGCAGTTTGACGCTAGCGAAATGCCGCGCTCGCGCCCCCCGCATGGGATTTTGG